CTAATGACTTTGGGTTTGAGACTGCGTTGAATGCAAAAGGTTTTAGTGGTGAAAACGAAGCCAAAGATTGAACAGTTGCTTATTGATGGTGATATTCTGATATACAAGAATACATCTGCGGCTGAGACTGAGATACATTGGGGTAATGACTTTTGGACACTCCATGCTGACTTTCAAGAAGTCAAGACAATGATAGACTCTGAGCTTGGTAATCTACAGAGAGATTCAGGTGTACATGAGCTATCCATCTGCTTCTCAAGTCCGAATAATTTTAGGAAAAAAATTTTCAAGGAATATAAACAACATCGTTCAGGAATTAGGAAACCGTTATGCTTTAACAATGCAAAAGACTACGTAAGAGAAAAATATGATGCCTTTGAGTCTGATTGGCTAGAGGCTGATGATCTATTAGGTGTAAAGAACACCATGTTTCCAGATCATTGTTGTATTGTCTCTGTTGATAAGGATCTTCTTACAGTTCCAGGTTACCATTGGGACTTTGAGAAGAAAGAAGTGTTCTATGTTGACGAGGGTCTAGCAGACTACCACTTCTATATGCAGACGTTGACAGGTGATGCTACCGATGGGTACAAAGGGTGCCCAGGTGTTGGTCCTGTCAAAGCCAAACGTATACTTGACAAAGCAATAGAGGAAGACATAGATATGTGGGATGCTGTTGTTGATACATTTATCAAAGCTAAACTAAGTAGGGATGAGGCTATACTGCAAGCACGTATGGCATACATTCTACGCAAGGACCAGTATGATGGTCTTGACATTTACCCTAAATTATGGTATCCTTATGATGAAATCGTTGAAACAGCGTGAACAGATGGCAGACTACAACAAAGATCAGATGGATAGAGATGAGAGAACAGGAAGAAGAGTCTTAGGACAGTATGACCCACAGATGAGGTACGTGGAGACCTTGGGTCAAGAAGACTTTCCTGATAATGTCAGACCTAAAGATACTGAGGAACTCGTTAAAGACCTAAAGGACTTTGCTAATCGTCAGTATGATGACATAACAAAGCCTGAACACTATTGTGCAGGGTTTCAGATAGAGCCTTTGGATTACATCCTGAAGAATGGGCTTGACTTTTTAGAGGGAAACATTATAAAATATGTATCTCGCTATGATATGAAGGGAGGAGTTAAGGACTTGGAGAAAGCTAGGTTCTACTTAGATCGTCTAATAGAACGAGAAAAAGAAAAGCGTGACTCCTGAGTTCCGTGATTATATATTAACCAAATTCAATGAGTATGTATACGTGACACTACCAACGCAATACCAACAGTTTATACATCTGTCTCGCTACTCTCGGTGGGACTATGAGCAGAACAGAAGAGAGACATGGGAAGAGACAGTAAACAGATACTTCAACTTCTTTAGTAAGAAACTAGATATTGACTTTACATCTACACAGACACTACGTGATCTCGTGGATGCAGTCAAGAACCTGGATGTCATGCCAAGCATGAGGTGTCTCATGACAGCAGGACCAGCGTTAGAAAAAGAGAATGTAGCAGGGTACAACTGTTCCTACGTGAACATTGACTCACCACGATCCTTTGATGAGATTGTGTACATTCTTATGAATGGTACTGGTGTAGGTTTTAGTGTGGAAGAGAAGTTCACAAGCAAACTACCTGTGATACCAGACAAGCTACACAAGACTGACACAAAGATCACAGTCAGAGATAGTAAACTTGGGTGGGCAAAAGCATTCAAGGATCTGATTGCTCTTTTGTATGCAGGTGTGGTACCTGATTGGGACATGAGCAAAGTGAGACCTGCGGGTTCTGTATTGAAAACCTTTGGAGGCAGAGCCTCTGGACCAGAGCCACTGGATTCTCTATTTAATTTTACAGTACGCACATTTGAAAATGCTAGAGGAAGCAAACTCAAGCCAATCGAATGCCACGACATCGTATGTAAAGCAGCGGAAGTGGTTGTCGTTGGTGGGGTTCGTAGGTCTGCTCTTATTAGTATCAGTGATCTTGGGGATGAACAAATGCGGAAGGCGAAAAGTGGAAGATGGTGGGACGAACACCCACACAGAGCACTCGCAAACAACTCTGCCAACTATCACTCCAAACCTGACACGGGAACATTCCTTAATGAATGGACTTCCCTTTACGAGTCGAAGTCTGGAGAGCGTGGTATCTACTCGTCAAAGAACGCTCAGACTCACACAGAAAAACTTGGAGATAGAAGAGATGCTAGAGAGGACTTCGGTACCAATCCATGTTCCGAAATCATTCTACGATCCAGACAGTTCTGTAATCTATCAGAGGTTGTGGTCAGAGAAGGTGATACCCAAGCAACAATAAAAGACAAGATTAAATTTGCAACTATACTAGGTACTATGCAGTCTACATTGACTGACTTCAAGTATCTTGGTACTGAATGGACAAAGAACTGTGAAGAGGAAAGGTTGCTAGGTGTGTCTCTAACTGGTATCATGGATAATGAGTTGACATCTTATCCTACTATGGGTATGCTAGAGGACTTTAAGAAAGTAGCAGTCAAGACAAATCAGGAGTGGGCTAAGAAACTTAACATCAACCCCTCTTCTGCAATAACTTGTGTCAAACCTTCGGGTACTGTAAGTCAACTCTGTAACTCAGCATCTGGTATTCATGCTAGACACTCAACCTACTACATACGTAGAGTCAGAATGGATAAAAAAGATCCATTGTCTAAGTTCATGGTAGAGAAAGGGTTTCCGTGTGAAGAAGATGTGATGAATAACTCTAACATGGTGTTCTCATTTCCAATGCAGAGTCCACTTAGGTCAGTCAAACGTAATGACATGACTGCAATAGAACAGTTGCAGACTTGGCAGATGTACGCTGAACATTGGTGCGAACACAAACCTTCAGTCACCATCTCAGTACGAGAGGATGAGTGGGTAGACGTAGGTGCATGGGTGTACGATCACTTCGATGGTATAAGTGGCATAAGTTTTCTACCACATAGTGACCATAGTTACCAACAGGCACCCTATGAAGAGTGTGATGAACAAACGTACATTGAGATGGTCAGTAAGGTTCCTATGATCACATGGAATGAACTTAGTGACTATGAAAAAGAAGACTACACCACATCCAGTCAGGAGTTCGCTTGTACTGGAAACGCATGTGAAGTAATATAACTGACATTTATGGACTATGGTTATACGAGAACTAATAGAATATCTGGATAAATATTATCCTGACAAATTACCTGTGGGTGATTTAAACGCTACTCAGTTGTCTTTCCTTCAGGGACAACGTAGCGTTGTAGAAAGAATAAAACAAATACACGAGGATGAATATGGGAGGAATACTGACTCCGAGTCCTTCAATGCCTGAGATCAAGATGCCTCCTCCTCCACCCCCTCCTGCACCTATGGATGCTCCAGAGGTTGCAGAGGCAGAACTTGAGATGGCAACCCCTTCAGAAAAAGAACCTACTACTGGATCTAAACGTAAGTATAGAAAACGTAGCAGAGGTACTGGTACAGCAGGGGGTCACAAAAAGTACAAAGGTGGTGGTCTCAGTGGATTATAAGGCATTACTTGATATTGAGATAAAGCCTATAGTTTCTGAAGAAGAAAGGGAACTTTTGGCACAAGCGTGTCAAGAGAAAGGAGGTGTATATCCTATATTTCCAACCCACTTTGTAAGAAAAGGTAATGAAATTGTTGGTTGTTTTAGTATCTACAGTCCAACTGTGTACTGGTGGATGGCACCTGAGTTTATTAAACCAAGAGAATCACTTAGTGTTTTCCAGGCTTGTGACACACTAATGACAGAGCAGGGATACCAAAGTTACATCATACCCTGTGAACCTGAGTCACCTTATTTTAGTCTTCTATCTAAAAGGTTGAATACTATACAAACAAAAGAAGGTGATGATTTTAAACTATTTTTAAATAAGGGATAACATGGGTGGTTACGTAGGTGAAAGAATTGGTACTAAAGATGCCGCTGAAGGTGCCCAACGTAGAGCACAATCTTATTACCACGAAAAGATAGCCAAACCTGCGGCTGAAGCAGGGCTACACGCAGGTCAGCAAACTGGAATGTTGATGGACAAGTTTAACCAGGAAATGACTAACACTGCTGATGCTTTTAGCAGGTCTGATCTAAACATTACCAACTGGGGTAAACGAGATGATAAAGACCAAGGTGCTCAAACAGCAGTAGGTAAGTATTCAACTTCTGCTCAAGCTAAAGGTAAATCAGGCAAAAGTGGGGCCAAAGGTTCTCAGCTAGAAACTAGAGAAAGCAGAAAAATAAAAGGTAAAGGGAAACTTTACGTAAAATAACTATGGAAGATTTATTAAAATTGCATCAACCTTGGGACTGCGAAAGATTCCCAAAATCTAAAACCATTTGCTATGGTGGTGGAGGTGGTGGTGGGGGAAACCCTGTAAAAAAAGTTACTAAAGCTGTAAGTAGTGTAACACCTACTATAAAGGTAGAAACACCTAAAGTACCTAGTGTCACTGACATTAAACAAGGTGTCTCCAGTACAATTGA